AGATACGTCGGCCGTTTAGGAGTTGACCGCGAAGAGTATTCAGGTACCACCAGGCAGGATTAGAGGTCTGACGAATAGGCCATTGACCAGGCACCTCTACTAAGTCAGCTGTGGGACTACCTGATTGATTGATAGTCCAGACCTCACCTGTTGTCTGGCTTACAAATAAGGTTGCGTCTGGTAACCCATCACCCGGGTCGAATTTGGCAACGATGGGGCCATCAATGTCGCTACGAACTTCGGCGTAGTGGACCTCACCACCGAGCAGATAGTTAGCCCCAGAAACCGTTCCGATCGTAACCGCGGCGTTGTTCGTATCAATGGTACCGGTAGCAAGTGTCTTTGTGCTACCGATCTGAACCCACGTTCCGATCTCGGTCACGGGGTCGTAGTCGTCCGACTTCCAGAATGTTACTGCACCACTAGTCGCGTTGTGCTTAACACCAATCCAATGCATTGATCCGTTCGCGAAACCAGGGACTAGATCGCCACCACTAGCAAATTGCGCTACGCCAGCGACGGAGCGGAAGAACTGAAGCTCCCCAGAGCTAGCATTACTGATATAGAGCCCGAACACTCGTCCTGGATCAGCGCCAGTATCTTTGGCAATGAAGACTTGGTAGTCAGCTCCGGTCCAGTCAGTGACTCTCACCTTCACGCGAATATCCAGATTCGCGGTAAGTGCATCTAGCACTACACTATCCTGAGTACTTGCGTAGTTCCCGCCTGTAGCAGGCAAAGAGAGATACGCCGCTCCAAATACTTGAGTCTTGGCGCGAGCAATACAACTGAATGCTGGGAGCTGGCCAGAGATCTGTCCCGTAGCCCTAACCTTCAGAGCAATACGCTTGCGACCGGTGTAGTCTACAGTATCTGGCTGGTACGTGCGAAGCTGTGACCAGATAACTTCGGAGACGAACTTCTCGTCCGTCGATTCCGCTGATACACGACGTACGCGAACCTCGTACTGACCTTTAGCCACTGGCCAGACGAATGTACGCCGCAGAGGCTTTCGGCTGCTGTTCTGGATCGTGATCTCACCGTCCGGAGCTGAGAGGTTGAGAAGGTAGTCCCTCAGGGCTTGAGCCAACGACGCTGGTACGGCTCTCCAGTCGATCAGGAAGGGGATCGAGTCGTCTGCCTGGGTGAGCTTGAGCCAAGTCGAAGATCCTACCTTACGATAGTTGAGCTCGATCGTAACGGTATTATTCCAGATATCACCCTGAGGAGAGATCTGGAATAGATACCCAGTGACCTCGACAGCTAACTGCGTGGCATTCGCACTTGACGTCCTTTGGATCCAACTAGCCGCAGCGGTAAGAGCCTCGCCCGCAACTGAGTCCACATTACCAGGAAAAAGGTTGAGAACCCCATCCATCTCACTGATCTCATAGGCTACTCCTGTGTAGCTCTCCAGCGGAGTATCCCCGATCTTCATGTCGGAAAGCTCAACGTCGTTATAGCCGAGGTCAAAGATGTAATATCCGAACTGATCCTCACCTTGGAACTCGTTGTACGGCTGAGCTCCCATATCAGGGAAGACCTTATGCGTACCGATAATTTTGACCATCGGCTCGTAGCGACGCATCTGGTTCGATCCACCCTCAACCGCGTAGGTGGGTGAGGTATCGCCTTCATTGGCGATATGAGGCTTCGGTGGCGGGAAGATCGCGTTGAGGGCTAAGCCACCAACAATTGTAGTCGCAGCTGTAGCGGCGGCTCCCATCATCGCACCGTACTCAGCCGCGACGAGACCTCCAGTGTAATAGCTCGCAACCGCAATGAGGATCGTTCCTAGAGTCCTACCAAGTTTGTTCCCGTCGCCCCCTCCTCTAACGGCGGCGTGAAACTCTACAAGGTAGCCGGACTTCGGACGGATATGAGGCCACATCTCGAACGGAACCCGATACCCTTGGATGGTACACACAACAGGGCGTCGACCGTCGAGACCGAATCTGCTTGTGAGACCCTGTCGCCGGAGATACTGACCAATCGTTTCGCCGGGCTGGAATTCGGCAAAGACGATCTCCCGATCCTTCAAGGGAAGGAACGGATGTGGTGAAATAACGACAGCTGGCTGCATTACTTCCACCTGTAGTACCCCTCTACAGTCAGACCTCTAATCGGGAGCATCCTCTCGCGCTGCAAGACTACCTGACCGTTACCATCAGCTGCGTGGAGAATCCAGGCTTCCCCATGGATACTGCAGAACACCCCTACATGTTGGAAGTAGCCCCGAGTTTTAATCAGTGCTACATCGCCCTCTTTCGGATCCACTACAGGATCGACGTAGTCCCCTCGACGGCGAGCTATCTCTTCCGACATACGACGGAACTTTGCGATGCCCTTATGACCGCGGTACATGCGCTCAGCAAGTCCCTGGATATCATGGCCAAATACTTCCTTCTGCACCAGGATAGCAAGATCCACACAGTCGAAGGCTCCATCGCCGCAAGGACGGCCAACGTAACTCTCTGACCAGTGGACTGACAGAGTAAGGACGGCGGCCATTAGAAGAGCCCCGGTGCAAGCTCTGGCGTAAACGTCGCGGCCAAAGCGGGTATGTCAAGAAAGTTCTCGTACGACAGTTGCCCCTGGACCTCGAGCATATTCTGCCTAACGCCCGTCAGTAGGAGAGTGTATTCCTGCTCGATGACATCTGGGGTATCACGCATTACCTGCATAATACGTACCGTAGCACCTTTACCACCGTTGGACTGCTCGAGGAACTGTGTGAGCTCACGGCCAACGTTGTCGATGGAAATAGGCACCTGCGGGATCGACTTAGAGATGTCATCCGGCAACTGAATCCGGAAAGCACATGCAACAAAGGTTCGAGGTTGTACTAATCCGTACAGAGTGGAAGAAGTCGGAGTCACAACTGCGGCAGTGTCTGCCTTGACATAGTCACCAAGTGCTACGCCGAGCTCCAACTGTGGATGCCAGATATACATCATGTCGCCCACAGTATCAGGCGCATTCTGGTGAAACTGGGGAACGATAGTACCGCTAGCTCCAGCGCCCCAAGTATGGGAATAGCTCACCCTCTGCCAGGAGTTCCTTGGCAACACATTCAAATCCACGTAGTCAGTTGGAATCTCCCCGGTGGCGAACATATACGCCTTGAAAGCACCACCTGAATTGCTGATAGGAATGTAAACGTAGAACGAAAATACATCCGTGCGTCCATTGGCAGGAGCAGGAACACCTGAGCCACTATGTCCAAAGCTACGGTTGGAAGCGATACTGTTTAACACCCATTTGCATGCAGTAAAGGTCCCGTCAGGGGCACTAATGTCTAGAGTGTTTGGGAGCTTCGGGTTGGCGGCATCCCCCACCACCCAATTGCCGTTGGCAAAGTCTTCTGTGAACCCCGGGAATTGATTGGTAGCCCATCTCGGACTGATCGTTGCGACTCGGGTCGAACCGTTGTAGGCAGAAATCAACCGTTCTTGGATTGATCCAGGACCAGAAATAAGTCGGAGGAGCCAATCCTTGTAGAAGTCAGTGACTGAAGACGACCCTACCGCCAGCGTGAGAGTGTTCGAGGTACCTGCAGTCGCCTGACCTGAGAGGTCATTAGCGGGGTAGAAGCTCAGATCCTGTGTGTCGTTCACAACACGCACAGGTGTGGCCAGCTGGAGGTGACTAATCTCGAGGAGGTAGACGGGTTCCTGACCCGATGAAGAGCCAACCTTCTCCTTGAAGTTCGAGGTGTAGCTCTTAGCCACTCCAGGTCTCGATCATAATTGGGATACGCCACTGTCCCAGACCAACAATAGGACGTTCCTTGTCCAGCTTGTTGACTACACGTGCAGTCCGGACGACGCTATCCTCAGGGTCAGTAAAGTCGAACCAGTCGGCACCATAGTTAATGGTCGTCTGGAACCAAGTAATGAAGCTCTGGTAGTCCGATAAGTTCGCGATGGCGACAACGAACGAACGACCAACTAAGACTCGGCTGCGGACCTTTAGCTGCTTCGTCATCCCGTCTTCCATGGGAGTACGAACAAGAGCTGAGGCACGATCTTTCTCGTACCCTTCAGCAAGGATCTTGGCGTATGAATGTGGAAAGGCTGCCATGTCTATCGCCTTAGAATGTCGGAGCTCTTGTTAGGGACGCGAGCCGTTCACGGGCTCCAGCGTCTCTGCGCATACGACGGAAGAACATCTCCACAACTGCTCCTTCGGCATCGAACGTAGTTGGACCTTGAGTCGCCTCCATGACAACTCCTGTCTCATTGCGGACGATGACTTTAATGGACATCCCAGCTCCAGCGGCGTGCTGTTGCTCTTGAGTGAGAACGTCTACCCGCTCTCCAGGGGAGACTCTCATAGCAGCTACTCGGCTATCCGAGCTACCTGATCCACCGATCTTGTAGCTTCCACCAGAAGCATTCTCGCCTAGCCAGTCAATATCATTGAAGCCCGCCTCATCGACTCCCTGGTAGCTCGGATAATTAGGCATAGTTGACGCGATTGCTAAGCCACCAAACTTCCTCAGAGCTGCTTCGAAGACGCCAGTATTCGCATCTCCTGTCTGTCCAGTGTAGAGACCTCCGAAGAGTCCCTTCATGATTGGTTCTACAACCGTCATCTTGTACATGAACTCGAGTGCCGACTGGAGGATCTTATCGAACATTTCCTTCCAGCCGATCTGTTGCCCCATCGAGATCTTGGCAAGCGTTGTCGCGGCAGTGTCTTCGATCTCCCTGAATGTCTCTTTAAGGCTCCGACCAAACACAGTTGCTCGGTCGACAACCTTGCGATTCATATCGTCCTGGATCAGGAGGAGACGGCGTTCCACGTCCTCTATCGTCCCAATACCCTGGCCAAAAGCTCGCCAGACGAGCTCAATCCGGTCACGATATTCCTCCAATACTCGGGTGCTCTTATCGCCCAACTGATTGTCCAGGTGCTCCAAGGCCTTGGTCAGCTTTTCAACTTCCTTGCTGGCATCTTCCGCGTCCGACATCTCCTTCCACTGCTTGCGGAACTCTGCCACTAACGTGTTGATGTGCTCCTGCGTGAGGCCCATCTTCTTGAGGA